ATCAAGCGACCATGTTGTGACACGATTCCGTCCGTCAATGAGCCGCTCCCTACTTCCCCCAGCAGGCTGCCCACGTGGTAGAGGCGGGTTCCCAGAATGGGAGGCTTGTCCCCGTCGTAGAAGGTGGCCCCCTCCTTGAACTGGTTCTTGGCCCGGACACGCAGGATCGCCAGATCCTCTCCGTGAGTGGCATCCGAGTATTTCAGCACCTGAGCGTCCAACTCAAAGCGGCCCACGGTACGCCCCGACTCGATAAGCGTCTTGACGACCTTGGCGTCTGAGAACTCCACGATCGTCTTCTGAGTCCCCGTCTTGGGGTCGACGACCTTACGGGTACTGCGGAGGCCGTCCACGACGTGTGCAGCCGTCCATACGAAGCACTGGTTGTCCCGCACATACAGGACGCCGCTTCCCTCAGAGCGTCCCGCCTTGATCGTCACAGAGATGTTCTGGAGATGGGGGACAACCGCCTTGGGAGGCTCCGCCGCCCCCAGAGCGGTACACAGAATGAGGGTCAAAAAGAAAGACGCTCCAAGCCGCTTCATCACTTCTTCTCCCGTGTGTAGTTCCGCCACTCCGCCTCCCTGAGACGGGTCTCGCAAAAGCGACACCAGCTCCACATGGATGTGCTTAGAGTGGCACTGACAAGTACCAAGGCAATCACGATACCGAGGACGTTACCCTCGGACAATACCACCACCGCCGTTATCGCGGCAACCGCAAAGGCCTGTATAGAGACCAAGCCCACCAGAGAGACGAAGATCCAAGAGAGCTTGGTTCCCATTTTCGCGTCTCCGTGGAGGGGGGATAACTACGTCCCTGCTGGGAGCGACCGGGGGGGGTCGGTTCGAATTCCGGGCTTCGGACTGACCACATCTTGTGCGTGATAGGTCTCCCGACCACAAGATATGGTATGCCGAACGTCCGATAACATCCGGTATGTTAAGTTAGGTAATCTCGCGCGGGCGTACGATGGGCAGGCTTGGGAGACTGGGTAGTTAGCACAGCTTAGGCAAAAGTGATAGTAGCTTACCCATCTTAACATTGCTCCCGACCGCCCAACCTATTGTGAGAATAAACGCCCAGCACGTCAACATCCGTTGCACAATAGTCGATAACACTGGCAGCGGAGGAGAACTTTCTGGTTTCAATTGGAGATCGCAATGTTTACGACTACGCTCTTGATCGCCTTCAGCGGTGCCACGGCTGTCCTTTGTGCTGTGCAATGGATTCGGACGTGGAAACGGATGCAGGCAATGCATGCCCAAACAACCCTGATTATTGCGGACAATCAACGGTTGCGGACGGCTGCGGACAAGTCAACGGAAACCACTACGGAGGAATCGGAAATGCTGAATTCTCACTACGGTATCTCGGAAGATTTGGTTCAGGAAATTCAGGCGGATGTTATCGCCGATATGGTGGAAGCTGGCGGTCTTGTGACCCCGGAATGCACCGCAGCGGTTGAGCATCTGGATACCGTCGGACCTCCGGTCAAGGGCGGAATCGTGGCCTGCCTCAAGTCGGCTGTCGAGATGATTCGCAGGTTTCGCAAGAAACCGAGTCATCACGAACCGAAAAAGGTAGAAAAGTCTGAAGATAAGCCGCAGAAACGGACCCGGCGTCGTCGTCGTAACGACTCGCCACTTCCGATTCTCGACTGACGAGAAAGACCCGCGACCAATGGTTGGTCGCGGGTCTTTTTTTGCGCCCAGTACGCAGGAAAAAGTGATAGGTAATCGCGACCGAACCAGATGAACTAAAGTTGTGCTGTAATAAAACCGATAACAACAACAGGGAACAATCTTCAACCGTCTACGAAAGGTATTTCATGGGCATCTCAACATTGAACCCGACTGCAAACGGAACCGTGACGTGGCGTGGCTGGAGAATCACGCACGGCGACGATGGCATACTGGTAGAGCGTGAGTTCTGCCCTCCCGGTCGTAGCCGACCAGAGTGGCATTGTGCGAGCCTCACCACGGCCATGAACGTCGCCGAGCTGATGTCAGTCAGGGGCACATGGTGCAGGGATCTGGGCGACACGCTGTTGTCCCAGCTCGACACGATCCACGAAAAGTATGCAGAAGAAGGCCTCTGGGACGATCTCAAAGAGAATCGTGAGGCCACACGCCAGCAGGTCATCGACGCTGCCAACAGCCTCTTGTTGAGGTGGAAGCGGATGAGCTTCTGAGGAAAAGCCCTCAGCCGGGTGAAACTGGCTGGGGGCTTTTTTTATTTGATTGAACTAAAGATCGTGTGCAACAACGCCGATAACATAAGTAGCGAGGAGGACTTGAGACCCATAACGGACAAGACGACTTCGGTCGCAGCCCCGTTTGTCTCACTCCACCTCATTCATCACCTCAGGAGGACGTGCAATGCTATGGACAGGACGCATCGAGACGATGATGGACGGCTGGGTCAAGTATGGCAGGAAGCATGCCTTCAACAAGGCAGGCTACGCAGGCCAAGAGACTGTTTCTCTCTGCGGGAAGCTGGACGTGACCAATCGCCGTGACGTTGAGGAATGCGGGACTGATCTGCCAGATTGCAAGGTCTGCCGGAAGAAGATGAGCCAAGCGTAAGGCTAAGCCCCTGACCGGGGAACATCAGGCAATGATCTGATGCGACGGTCAGGGGTTTTTTTATGCGCGCGTGATAGGAACATCGAAATGACCTAAAGATCCGGTGTAGTTGTGCCGATACAAGGGGCAGAGATGAGTTCCATTCAGCCAAGAAAGGTGAAACCAATGGATCTGGCAACTATGCCTGCTCAATCTGACGCCCTCTGGGACAGGATGAACTACGCCACTCGACAAGTCGCGCTGCACGTTCTTCGCGACTCCTATGCCAACTCACTGGCCAAGGATGTGGCCCGGTGTGTGCTTTCCGATAACGGCTGTCGCCGACTGGAATGCGAAGACCACTACGATCGCAAGATTGACCCGGTCAATCACATCGCGGAGATATTCAAGGCCTTCTGCACATCCTCCAAGTTCTGGGGGCCGCAGGTGAACCGGCTGTTCAGGAAGAATGTTCAATACTTCTTCCTTGCCGAGTGGTGGATACATCATGTGCGGAAGCGGGCGTAAAACCCCACGAGGCCAGAACAAGATCAGGGACCGCAATGCCACAGGCAATGGGCCGCAGGCACGGGCTTCCTGATCCTCTGTTCTGGCCTTTTTTTCATGATAGGACTCAAGACCCTGTGCAACAAAGCCGATAACAAAAGTAACGCCGAGCAGGAGCGGCGGCAAGACTCCTGACTGGCGGGGCAGAATCCCCGAGAGGGACCGAAGCTATGAAATGGACACTGACTGTGACCTACCTTGTTGGTACTGGTGACGAGGCCACCACGGCCCTGAATCACAGCAATACCATACAGAGGGCCGACGAATGGCTCGCTGGCACGGTGGGCAGGCAGGCGGACAAGACGGAACACTTCGAGGGGCACGCACAGTTGCGTGAACTGAACTGGTTCAACATTCCAGAAGAAGACGCACTGACCTTCTCGAAGCATATTCAATCGTCTGACATCTTCGCCCTGCCGTGTTCGATCAAGCTGAAGTGCGTAGGAAACGACGAGGATATCAGCGAGGCCGAGAGCCAATTGCTCGCCAAAGCAATTCACGCAATGGACCTCAACATTGATATCCCCGAATCCAAGGTGTCGGCGTATGTCGATGCCTCGGACTGGAAGCCGGGAGAAGATGAGCCGATGAGCGATCAGTTCCCCGTCATCCCGTCCGACTGACCGAGCGAGCAAGTGCCGAGAGGTGCTTGGGCGAATCCCCCCTTCGGGGGGGAAGTGCGGGGAGTTCTCCCCGTGCCTGACGAGCCAGACTGCTCGAAGTCGAAGCTAGCTAAGGATTTACACCATGTTTGCGATAATCATGAAGCCCAAGAGGTTCAAGAAAGAACCCAGCCGGGTGGAGAGGATCGTAATTCTGGATGACGATTACGCCAAGGAAGGCTTCGACGTAACCGACGCTGTAAAGCGTCCTGACATCCTGCTGGGGAAGGCCGAGGATCACCTTCGGCTCCTACAGGATGAGATTAGGGGGACAGTAACATGAATCCGCATCTCGTCAACATGTTCGGCTACTTCGGTGCCGCTGCCATCCTGTTCACGATTGCGATCGTGGCACGGTGTGTTGAGAGAGATTCGTAAGTGATAGGTCCATCCCGCTAGAGGGGGGCGGTGCGACGAGCAACACTCGCCGCCGTCCCCCTCGTTTTTTTAACTAAAGAGTTCATGCGACAAAGACGATAACAACAGTAAGCACTTCTTTACCCTATTCCTTGAAAGGAGGAACAATGGCTAAAAAGAAGGAAAACACAGTCGAGCAAATCATGCGAGACTACGCCAGAGCGATCTTGACTCACTGCGTGTCCGAGGGGCGATTGGACCCCGATTCGCGGGACGTGATCAAGGCGGCCTCTGATGAGTTTCTCGATGGCTGTGTTGCCGAACTGCTCGGGGCAGATGTCGGTGCAATCATCAGGCTCTCCCGGCCTTCCAAGAAGGTGCGAGGGGTCAGGATTGCCCAAGGCACCTTGCCTCAGAGCAACGGCAAGGGAAACGGCGGGAAGCAAGACGGCCCCCAGAAGGGCAACTTCTTTGGTCTGCTCGAAGACCACGGACCTCTGCCCGGAGATGAGGGCTTTGACTTCTAGCGTCCCTGAAGGGGGAGGGAGTGGGACGGTCCTGCTCTCTCCCCTTTTTTCGTGATAACAAAAGAAGTTCTGTGTTTTTATTGTTGACTACTAAAGTTTGAGTGCAACAATCCCGATAACTACAACAGTGAAGGGTATTTCTTTGGGGCTTACACGAAAGGAAAGCCATGAGTTTTATTACCCACTGTGGATCTAGGCGAGTCAGTGAGTCGGTCCTCCAGAAGATGGGGACAGCCGACGGAACCGAGACGCACAGACCCATCAGCCACTGGGATGCGTTCAACCGTACCGCCACAGGCCTCCGGGCTGCGGGATGGGAGGTCACATCCGCCAAGCACGCCGTCAACAGCCGCAACGACTTCTCCGGGCTGTGGGATCAATACTTTGGCCTCATGGAACTGAAGAAGATCCACGGCCACGACGGGGCAGCATCTAACCTCGATCAAGAGGCAGGGATGGTTGCTGGCGTGCGAAACGCACACGACAAGCGGTTCCCTTACGGGTTCGTTTTCGGTGCAAAGGTGTTCGTCTGCGATAACCTTGCCTTCCACGGCGAGGTCACAAAGACCAGACGGCACACGAAGAACATCGACGAAGACCTCGACGGAGTTATCCAGCGGGGAATCGAGATGTTGAACAAGGGTCGTTCCGTGATAGCGGATCGGCATCGTAGCTACCAGCAGACGCAGTTGTTGGAAAGTGAAGTCAACGACATCATCGTCAGGTCATACCGGGATTTCAAAGCGATCCCCAAGACACTGATCACCGATGTCTTGAACGAGTTTCACGAACCTTCCCACGACGAGCATAAGGAGTACGACTCCGGCCATGCTGGGCTTCGGTCAATGTGGCGTTTGTATAACGCCTACACCGAATCCCTCAAGGGTCGCGGCTCGTTGTCCACGCTCGGGGACAGGACCATGAGGCTGCACAAGCTGCTGGATAACTACGCTGGAAGCACTCAGGTCGCTGAGTGAAGCCCCGGATCGCCGGGCAGGTATCCCACGCCAAAATGTGGGAGCGGCGGGGAGCTAGCCGTCCCTTAGCCAGTAATAGGCCTTGGCCCCCGGTCAGATCGCTGTGATCTGGCCGGGGGCTGTTTCATTGAACTAAAGTTTGCGTGCAATAAAGCCGATAACATAAATACCGGGGGACATTCCCCGGCACTTTACTTGGAGATCACTATGCGTCTCGACGAGTACAAGTACAGCCAGAATCTCATCCTCCGACCGGGGGACAGCATCAGGCTGAAGGAGGGGCCGTACTACGAAAGAAAGGACGGCTCCAAATCCTCACATGCGTTCCGAGGGAATGCGGTCATCGAGTGGATCGAGGACACCAAGCAGGGCGTCGTCCTGCATTGTCAGGAGATCACTCGCGGTGGAATGCGATGGGCGATGGTAGCCGCTCGCATCAACGGGAAGACGGTCAAGACCGTGGGCGGGATCATCACATCCCGGCCCTACAAGGTCACCAAGGCCAGAAAGCCCCACGTTGTCCACGAAGTCCCATTCCCCAAGGCGACATGACAAAAAGCCCCGGTGAGCCTAGAGCTTGCCGGGGCTTTTTTCGTCTGAGTTTATCTCACTGGTGGGTACTTGCCAGTGACGGAACCTTTCCTGTTGCTTGAGCCTGTCCTCGTCCCAGTCTTTCCGTATTTCCTCACACTGTTGACGTATCTCCTCTGGCGTCGGCGTGTAAGACGGATCTGCCTCTCTCGCCCGGTCAGGATCATTGACTCGCCCAACCAGATCCCACTCCGTGCTTTCGCACTTGGGGCATTGCTTGAGAAACTTCGTGTAGACCCATCTGCATTCCTCGCACTGCTTGTCCCACACGGCCCGATACTCAACGAGCATAGCCTTCTCGCCGCGAGTTGAAGGCTTACTCTTTCTTCTTCTTCTTCCCATCGCCACTCTTCGCCATCATCAGTATAAAGATTATACTCCATAACTCCTTCATAGTCGCGGACAACAGTGTATTCGCAGGTACGAAGTTTCTGGCAGTTGCAGTCTGTTGGAACGCTAACGACGTTCTCTGGACTGATCTTCACGATGATGACCCTGTCACTCTCAGGAGAGTCGTGAAACGTCCCGTAGGACTGCACATACTCAAGAGTTCCAGCATGGAGACCAGCAGAGCAACCATTGTTTCTGTCGTCGTCAACAGAGAACCGCTTCATCTTAGCTACAGTCCCAATACTATTGTCGTAACTGCCGCTCCACTTGTCGCTATAATCGTGCTTGACAGCCTTGTAAGCAAGGAAGTCTCCATCTTCAGTGAGAGGAAGACTCTTATGCTCAAGAAAATCAAACAACTCTCTTCTAGCAGCAAAACTGGGATTCTGCATCATCTTCTCCATGAAGTTCAGCAGAGGTTCCACAGGGAGTCCTTCTCCCATAAAGGTAAGGATTCTTTCCGTAAGGCTATTATGGAGTTCTTCACCGTCGTAAAAAACACAGCCGTCTTTAACTTCGATAAGACCAGACTCAGAAGTGTAGTCTTGAATCGCAACAGCCTTGTCGATAAGGGTGAGAAGTTCATCCTCAGTAGCATTGTTACGCAAGGCATCCATAACCGT